TTTATTCGCCGTTTGAGTGACGGCAGAAATATTTCCCTCAGCATCGCTTACCCTGGATGAAAGGCTGCTTGCAGTCTGTACCAAGGTGGAAATATCACCCTCAGCGTCAACCACCCTGGAAGTGAGGCTGTCAGCCGTCTGCGTGAGGGTTGCAATGTTGCCCTCAGCATCGCCTATTCTTGAGGTTAAGCTCGTAGCAGTCTGCGTAAGAGTTGCAATGTTTCCCTCGGCGGATGATATTCGGGAGGTCAGACTGCTGGCTGTTTGCGTAAGCGTCGATATATCGCCCTCAAGGTTTGATATGCTACTTGTCAGGCTGTTTGCCGTCTGCTCAAGGGCAGAGACGTCACCTTCAAGGTTTGAGATCGCGCTTAACAGGCTTCCCGCCGTCTGGGTCAGGGACGCTATGCTACCCTCGGCATTCTGCACCCTCAGCTCAATGCTTTGTGTCGTCTGGACCAGGGCCGACAGGTTCCCCTCCAGGTCCCTGACCTCGTTGACTATGCCGGTGTCAAGCCACTCACCCAGCTTTTCCAGCTCGGCCTTGTTAAAGTTCTCCTCCCCCAGGTTGAAGAGCGTGTATTTCAGGTTCTCCAGCAGCATGAAAAGGTAGTTGTGTAATACGTCTACCTTCTCTCCCACGGACTCCCCGCCCGTAAAACTCGGGAACTGCGTGTCCAGCATTGAAAACGTGTGTGGCATATGTATCACCTGCCTATACGGCTGACGGTTATTATTGACCAGAGGCAGTCTATATTAAAGTCTCAGCAGCCCAAAAATTATTATTATTAAATACATCTGTCGGCAAAACACACTGTATATTTCTGCTACTTATCGCATTACAGATGTAATCAAACTTAGTATCCTGTATAACATAACTGCCGACTTCAGCCGGGTCAGTTGTGAATCCGTGGAAAGTAAATTCTAATGCTGTGCCGATTTTTACAGCTTTATCGAGCATAGTATCAATTGATGATTCCGTAACACTGCCTGTTATATTGTAAAAAATCATGTTCGCCATTTTAGGGTCGTATAGTCTTGTAGGTGCCACTGGATAATAGTACACTGCATTTGCTTTGTTAGAAGATGGTCGCTCGACTAAATAATATTTATGCAATATATGTTTCTGCGCCTTCGGTACTCCAAAACCACCAGGATTGACTAATATTCTTAACCCTTCAACATATCCGTGGGCTAAAAGTGCAGCTTGTGATAAACGCAATTCTTCTTCAAGTGCGCTATCTGATAAATTATTGAGATATCGGTGTGTATGAGAATGCGATACAATGAGATGTCCATCCGCCGCCATTTCTGCGATTTCATCCCATGTCATATGATCTTCGGTGCCAACTAAACTAGTAATAATAGCACAAGCCATTTTTATTTTTGGATATTTTTTTAGTATAGGAAATGCAATATCATATACACTTTTTAAGCCATCATCACACCAGACAATGATGGACGGAGTTGTTTTTATAAACTGCACCGCATCTACTTTTACAGTGACGGTCACTCCAGCTTTTGCTTTAGCTTGAATTTCAAAACGATTACATGCTTCTATTGCTGGAACAGGACCGTATGTTGACCAATGTGTTGCACCGGGTATTCTAACAATTCTCCAGTCCGTATCTGTATCGTCAGACTCTACTTGATAAGTGTAATAATAAACAGCACCTTCACTTGAAATGTTATAGAATTTAAATTCCATTTTATCTAGGTTTGCAGGTTCGTCGATTTTTAGCCGAATGTGTATATAACTGGCATATGTAAGATGAGGCGTTATCGGCATCCTTGCATACGCATAATAAGGAGTAACAGCCTCAGACGGTGTAGTTATCCTTATGCTTGTCTCGCCTGATACATGTTCGGGGTCAGCGAGGTCAACGTCTCGGCCAGCCATAGCCTCCCAACCTTCGCTTGCGTCCATTATGAAAAGATTTGTTTCTCTTATAAATGATTTAGGTAATGCCGATATTCTCTTGTAGTTTTCCAAGGCTTTAACTCTGGTTTCAAGCGCCTCATCAACCCCCTTGCCGATTTCCTTCCCGTTAATGCTCAGGCTCATCTACCACACCCCATTTCGTAGAGAACTTCCAGGCCGTACGTCTTGTTTTCCGAGTTCGCCCAAGCTACCTTCAGCGCCGAGCCGGCTTCAATATGTATGGGCCTGTTGGGCCTGAAATGCAAATCCTGGACTTCCGTCATGTCCTGCTTCAGGATTACCGTGTCGTAGGCCGCCCCGCCGGCGGAGTCGATGGTGACCGTCAGGTCCCCGCCTCCGCCTGCCCCGCTCAGGTGCAGCCTGATCTCATGCAACTTCCCGTGCAGGATAAAACTGATTGACTCGTTTATCCCGCCGCCTGTGCCCGTCGCACTGTGTATGATCATTACACCTTCCCCCCTTCCGAGGACGTACCTTATCGCCCTCACCAGAAACACCGCCATCTCCTCTCGGGTACAGAAAGACTTGTACCGCATGCTCTTCCCGTCGCCCTTGACGAGCCCGATCTTCTCTGCGATCTCCCGGTCTTCGCGGCTCCAGGCGTCCGGCTCCTTCGCGGCCAGCTCCTCCATGTACCGCTCGAAGTATTCCTTCCACTTTTCGTAGCTCAATTCCTCCAGCTCCTTTCTCACGTCCGCCCTGAATATGTCCATGCTTTTCCCGTGCCGGGGGAGCCAATGTCTGACATCTGCGTGGTTGCTGGCGTATCCTCTCCTGTGGGCTTCACTGTGGTCGCATATGTTTTCCGGGCTTATGTCACGCGTCAGGCAAAGGTATGCGCACAGCTCCACTGCCTCCCGGTAGACCGCGCTGAAGTACGCCCGGTCACTTAAACCGTCCTCACAGATCTCAAACTGTATGTGGCTGTTGTTATAGCTGCCGTTGGGCCCGGAGGCGCAGCCCCAGGGACGATGGTCCCAGGGCAGAGTCTGATATGCGGCGATACTGCCGTCCTTCAATCGCCCGATGAAGGCATGGACGCATACCCGGAGGGAGGGCACGTCCATGTTCCAGTGGTTGTTGTATGCGTTCCTTCCCAATAAACCATCGTCCGGCTGCACGTACCGGCAGAGGTAGGGATTATTCGCCCCTGTTGAATGGACCACTATCCCCACTGGCTCAATCTTTTCTCCCTTTTTATAACAGACGTTCTCAGTCAATATACACTGTCTTAAATTCATACTGCTCCTCCCCGTAGGGGGCGGCATCCCTGACGCCCCGTCCCCTCGTCCCCCCGTAGGGGGCGGCATCCCAAGGCAAAATCTTTTGCCTTTACGCCCCGCGTATGGGCATGGGGCCCATGCCCATACGTCCCGGAAAAACTGCCACAAACGCAATGGCTTCCACAATCAGGGAAAAACCAATTACGTGAAACTTGCGCAAGGCGTTCCTCCAAGGGTCCGCATCACCTGGATCCCCTGTTTAGTCTGCAGTGTGGCCGCCTCAATCTTGCTGATAATCCAGGCCTCCACATCGCCCACAATCTCAGGCAGGGCCTGCAATGCCGCCACGCCCATAATCTCTATGGCGCGCATTTTCGCCAGCTCAAAGGCTTTCTCAGCGGCTTCCTTGTTCCAGGCGCCTTCCCGTTTCATGGTCTCAACAAAGGTCTGCATCACCTCCGCCACCGCGGTGACAATCGCATCATTGGCCATGTCAAAGTATTTCTGAAGCTTTTCGCTGTTGGTTTTCTCCTTGAAGTAATTCGACACGGCTTTTCCCACTGCCACAAGCAGCGGGATGATGACCGCCGTCATCAGCGACGGCAGCACAATGTTAAGTATTTCGGATAATGTCATGCGTGTACCTCCCGTTCATTGTTCGGCAAATCGTTCATGTCCTCGACAAGCTTCTTAACGGTTCCGTTCCCACCGAGTACCTTATACGAGTTATACAGGGCGTTGGCCGTATCCAAGGCATAAATAGGTATCCAGCCTCGTTGCATGTACTTGTCGTGGCACCTGATTATCTCGCTTCGAAGCAACGCAAGCATGCCGTCTTTAAGCGCTTTTTGGTCCGATATCTGCTTTTTGACCTTTCGTGCCATTCGCCTGTACAAAGCTCCGAATACAACGCACACCACGCCGAAAAGGGCCTCCAGCCAGTACTTTATTATCCAGTCCTTCATAGCGCCCTCCTGAGTATATTGCCATATACCACGGCAACCCCCTCGGAGTCGCTGGTAAGTTCGGCCTTAATCTCCGCGCCTAAAGCCCCGGCCTTGTACATAGGGGCCTTCAAATATATGCCTGCCTTTGTCACGTCCATGTCACTTGTCCCCATCAGGATGGCATCCCCAGCCTTCAGGGTTAATTCCTCCCCGCTTTCAAACGGGGTCTCAATCCTGCAGACCAGCCTCGTCAGTATTGAATACGGGGGAAGGGTACATAAGGCCACGTTCTCCCTGGATACCGTCCCCAGCTCCGCCGTCCTTGCTTCCACAGGATTGTATGTGTTGTAAAACCAGGCGGCGAAACTTGCCCACATGGCGTTGTACATGGTTATGGTATTGTGATATTGCTTATACTCGCCCTGGGCAAAGTCAATCATGGCCTGCAGGTATGTGCAGTACATGTCATCATGGGGCGGCCCAACAAGGAGTTCTTTTTCCGCGTCCTCCCCATAGTCGTAACTTATGAGCTCCCCGGGGCCCAGAAGGAACACCTCCGTCTGGATCCGGGACTCAAGATTGTTTATCCAATTGGTCTTCATGTCATCGGAACAGGGATTGCCCGGCCTTAACTCGTCAACGTGTTCTATCACATCTTTCAGCTTCATGGCTTGCTCCTTTTGCAGGGCGGGAGTCCGCCCTATAGCCTGTCAACTATCCGGGCGTATATATCCGCTTTCCCCTTGGTTGCTGCGGTTCCCGCTTTCGTCAGCGTAGCGGTTATGGCCGTCCCTTCAGCCCCGCCGATAACCCAGGCATCCTTGCGATACGTGCCCACCTGGGTCTCGGTGATGTCGTCCGCTCCCATCAGAGCGTCCGCCTCGGCTCCCGCTCCAATGGTAAGAGAATCCGAATCTCCCGAGTTGAAAGCCTGGGTCACGTCACATATGACTTCAAGCAGTATCGCACCCGGCGCCAATGTGTAAAGTGTCGCCGCCTGCCCGGATGTGGCGCCAAATAAAACTGTCCCCACCTTCACCAGTCTGACGAAACTATCGGCCCTGCCCTTCACCCTGAAGTCACCCTGGGCCGCCAAGTGTGTAAATCGTGTGAATGTGCTCATCTCATAATCCTCCCATAAGAGCAGACTGTATTCGCCCGTAGGGGGCGACATCCCAAGGCAAAAATCTTTTGCCTTTACGCCCCGTACCCTCGTCCCCCGTGGGGGGCGGCATCCCAAGGATGCAGCGCTGAGGGGAAGGCCACTCATGCTTAGCAATATTTTGCCGCCTGCGTAAATTGAAAGACCGGGCGAACACAGTCCTGCCGTGTTTTCATCTGGGGGCGCATAATGAAACGCCCCCCTGATTTATCCCAAGCCAAGGTCTGCCTTGGCTTTAAGCCGCCGGCAGATCGTTGCCGGTGGAAACTCCGCCCACCGCCGCAAACCGCCAGTCATTGAAGCCCGCTATGAACCTGGCGTAACCTCTCCACATGTTGGCGTCGGTGTTCTCGTCCAGGGTGCTTCGTACTTCCAGATTGGTCCTGTCAAGCCATACGGCGCCGCCGTACTCCTGGTTATACCTGCTGTCCAGCAGTATCCAGGGTGCGGTGCTGGCCGCGATGAACTGGTTGAGATACGACCACACTATCACCTTCCAGCGGCCATACTGATAGTTGAACCCGTTGTTGGCGGTGTTGGGGTCTTTGTCGGCTCCGATGGCCGCAAACACGGCTTTCTTCAGGGTGAAAAGGTTCGGGATAACTATGGTATCCGGAGCCACGTCCAGGATCTCATTGTTATCGCCCCTGAAGTTCTGCATTACCGTCTCCATCGCGGACAGGGCGTCCACGCTGAATGCGTCCTTGAAAAGGTTGCACTGGGAAACCTTCTTGGCCACCTTGCTGGGGTGCTCTACATGGAAAAGAGTTTTTCCATCAGCACAGGTTGTGTCAAAGGACTTGCCTGCAAACACGATAGAGCTCTGGGCCTTGATAGCCCCGCCGATGAGGGCGGCCCCAAATTTCTCCCTGGTGCGGTAATAGCCAGCTATAAAAGCGGCCGGCTTCTTTCGGAGGTCCATCAGCTTGGAGTCCTCGATGATCTCACGGGACAACGAAAAGCTGTCTTTCCAGGTCATGTGCTCCAGGGTCTTGCTGTAGCCCTCCTGCATGTTGTCCACGGGATAGGCCCCGTTTTCGCCCACGGCCTGGAAGCCGTCCATGGCGGTCATGGAGGTCATCTTTTCTCCATAGTGCCTGGATGTGCCCATGGAGAATATTTCTTTGATAATGCTCTGCTGCTCAAAGGCCTCTCCCCGCTTCTCCAGGAACATCCTGATGGGGGCCTGGCTTTTCCCGAATATGCTGTCGTTAAGGCCCGAGCCTTCGGTAAATGTAATTCCTGCCATCTCTTTTTCCTCCTACTTCACGAATTTGACATAGATGTTGTCGCCTTCGGAGCTGCCCTCCATACCGACTATGAGAAGGTCATCGTTGGTAGTTCCGTCACCGTCAGCCAAAAGACTGGTGGCATCTATGTCGCATGTCTGGCCCAGGTCCAGCGTTGTATTGCCGTCCAGCTGGGTCTCGTATATGGTATCCCTGTCGATTGCTATGACGGGTATCAGGGTCCCCGCCGTGATTGCGGACCCGGCCTCCGCCATGCATATGTACTGGGCTGTGGTCGTGCTGGCCTGCAGCTGGTGCGACGTTGCGTCAAATTCGAGCAGCATTCCGATTTTCGGAGTAATCGCCTCCGCCGGCAGGTACTCTATAGGCGGCACGGATCCATCTTTCGTCTTATGTACTCTGAACATTGTTCCTTCCTTTCCGGACACAGTCCTTTTTGCTCCTGCCGCCTTATCGCGGCAGTTTATTTCTTCAGTTGCTTGTTGTAGTGCTTTTGTATCTCGGCCTCTGTGGCGTCCGGCATGAGCTCCCTGTACAGGGCCATCACGTCCGGGGGCACCGTCACGGCTCCCTGGCCCCGGGATGACTTGCGCCTCATGTGCTCCTTGCTGTTGGCCAGATTCGCTCTTTTCCTGGCCTCCGCCTTTGCCTTCATCTCTACCAGCTTGTCCATGTTGGCAAGGCAGAACGCGTCATAGAAGTTGTTCCCCCTCTTGACCAGCTCATAAAAGCGGTCATGGTTTTCCATCTTCACAAAGTCCTCTATGGATTTTATGGAGGGATCCAGCTCACTTATTCTCTTTATGTCCGCCTCTATGGCCGCCTTGACCTGGGGGTCCTCCTCAGGAGCTTTTTCTTCTTTGGCGGGCCGCTGGAGTTCAGGCATGTCCGCCACAATCTTCCGGATATGCTCAGGGGTTATCTTCCCGGATTGCAGGTCCTTCTCCAGCTGCTCCCTCTCCTTATGTTTCTGGTACTCATTGAGCTCCTCTAAAGTGGTTATGGGCTTGTTATCACGAGGGTTTTTCAGGCCCAGAGATACCACAAAGGCATCCATGATCTGCCTTGTCTGCTCCTGGTGCTCTTTCAGAGCCTTGCTCACAGCCTCGTCAATCAGTTTCTGCTGAGACTCCTTTATCCTCCGGTTCCTCTGCCGGCGGCGCTCAGCGTTCTTCGCGCTGCGGCCGCCTTTTTTGTCGTCCTTGTCTCCCTCGGATTCCTCGCCTTCCTTGTCCTCAGGCTCCTCATCGTCCGCTTCCCCGGAACCTTCTCCCAGATCCTCATCACCGGTTTCGCCCAGATCATCATCGTCTAAATCGTTGTCATCTTTGCCCTCTTCGTTGTCTGCAGGGCTGTTGTCCAGGCTCTCATCCTCATTGTCAGAGCCCTTAGCTTCGGATTTTTGCCCTTTTCCATGGGTGTCATCTTCGGTCAGGCCGAAGATCTCCATAAGATCATTGTTTTCCATAGCTCTCCTTCCTAAAGTTCCCCTCGCTGTCGCTTATGAAATCTATGCGGATTTTTGCCCT